TCCTGTACCACTAACAATACCGCTTCCAAATAAGACATTACCGCCGGTTACATCGCCGCTTGCACTGACTGTAGTTGCATTTAATGTGGTTGCTGTAATGACGTTGGCACCAGTAATATTGCCGTTAGTTAGTGTAATATCACCACCACTGCCTACAGTAATAATATTTCCGCCGGTTACATTTCCAGTTGCAGAAATTACTCCGCTGCTGAAAATATTGTTAGCTAGAACGTTGCCAGACACATCAAGCTCAACTGTGGGCGACGATTTGTTAATACCCACGCGAGTATTGGTAATATCTACGTAGATCAGGTTTCCTTGAATAGCCAGATTTGCTCCACGCTGAAGATTATCTGCTAGTATGTTGCCTGAGATCTTATTGATTGCCATGCATTGTCCTTTACTGGATATTTATGGCGTTAAGTTGAGCTATGGATTACAGATATAGGTTCGCCGTAGGGAGGAGCACTGGTAAAAGTAATATCGTAACCACCGTTAACAGTATACGCTGTAGTAGAATCTTGGTATATCGAACCAACAAATACCATAATTTGGCTAGCACTACTGACTTGTTGACTCATAGTAAACACAGTCTGGCTATCATTGCCGGTAAAGCTATCAATGGTATAGTTAAGAGCACCACTGTTAGCCAAGTTAACATATTGTGTACCGTTGAAAAATTCCACATACCCTGTGTCAATATTAAATCGAATCAAGCCAAAAGACGGTGCAAGTGGACGAGTTGCTGAGCCACCTGAAGGAAGAACCACTCCAGAGGATCCAGATTGCAATCTACGATTCTTTACAAAATATCCCATTAGATTGTTGTGTAACTTGTCACTGAATTAATTGCATTTGCAACGTTTGCATTAGCTTGTACGCTATCACCTGTACCTAATAATAGTTTTTCTGCTGCACTATACAGCTGATATGTATCACCTGCTGTTATAAGAATATTAGATAATATTATATTGGTATTTCCTGCAGATGAGCCACTTGGAACTACAAACACGTTGGCTATTACATTACCAGCTGTGTGGTTGCAAAAAGTTAGCCAAGTAATGGCAGTATTGCCAGAACTTACATAGGCATTGCCTACTGTGCTTCCGACGTTTCCTGTTGAAATTGTCATTTACGATCCTTTAAAATATAATTGCAAAGACAATTGCTTTGCTTTTGCTTACTAACTCATCACTTACACTTGTACTTTGTACATACAGTCCTGTGCCGCCAGAGCCTACTGCATTGTTATAAACAGCAACAGAGTTTGCTACATTAGCAGGTGCAGCACCAATATTCCCAAATACTTGATGACCTTGAAGTGTAACTTTGTTTGATGTTTTATCAAAAGTCAAATTGGCTGTGCCGCCAAAAGCAGTACCACCATCATTAAACTGTATATTTGTATTTGCACCGCCTGCCGATGTACTGGTGTTGCCAGACGCAATATTAACAAATGTACTGTTATCGCTAGAAATTTGCCAAGCACCTGCGGTTATGTTGTAACGTAGACTGGCGTAGGTATTTGGACTTGATGTTTTTTGTGTTAGAATACCAACATTAGAATAAACACCAGTATTGTTAGCAGCAAGTGTAATAAATGGATCTGTAATATCTAATTCAGAAGAGTTTATGTATGTAACATTACCTAGGACATCCAGATTACCATACACATTTAATGTATTTGTTGTTACATTAACATTGTCGGCACTATTCAGAGTGGTGATATTATAATCACCGGTGATTCGTTTAGAGGTAGTCATCTATAGATCCTTTGTGTTATTTATTCAATTAAATGGTCATAAAAAATCCTCCCGAAGGAGGATTTTGCTGCGACAAACTATTAACTTGTGTAGCTTGAAACTTGTGCAAGAGTAATGTTACCATTACCGTTTGACCATGTTTGTGCTTCTGCACCAGATTTGGACATAACAGTGGTACCGCCATCCGCTGTAAATGTCAGTCCACGTGTGTTACCTACAGTGGTAACCACATTTGCGCCACCTAAGCTAGCACTTAATGTAAATGTTGTGCTGCCGTTTGTGGTAATAACATAGTAGTTTGTAGCTGTATTTGCGTAGCCTACAATGCTACCGCTACCAGTTAAGTTACCTGCAACAGTAACTAAGTCACCGACGTTGAAGCTAGTGTAAGCATTGCTCAAGAATGCACCAGCATTGCTTGTGATAGATACGTTGGCAATTGTACCTGAATAGTCAGGTGCAAAGAAGTTAACTGCATAACGAACTGGAGGATCAGAACCGTCCCAGATATACTTGTTAGTTAGGCGGCTTGCATAAACATTACCTGTGCCTGCACCGTAATCTAGTGTCATATTCATCTGACCAGAGTTAATAGTGCCGCTGGTTACTAAAGTACACTGAGCAACATCACTGGCAGTACCAGTACCAGAACCACCTGCACTGATTGCTGTAAAAATATCACCAACTGCGGCATTTGGAGCTGCACCGGCCACATTCCAGTTTGTATCGCCTAGTGCAGTGATAATATAAGAATTACCAACTGTAAAGCTACCATCACTAACAGTATTTGTTGCTGCTACCAAATATTTTGTAGCACCTTTTTGTCTAATAATGTACGAGTTTCCTTGAACACCATTGACGTTGGCTTGGATAGCAACTACTGGGTATGAAGCAGATGCAATTGAATTGCCGCCGCCGACTACGCCCAAGAACTGAGCACTGGTCATAGAAGCTGGATAGTTCTGTGCTTCTAAAGCACTGAAAGGTGGAAAACCTTGGTCTAGGTATACTGGTTGTCCAGGTGCAAATTGGCCTTGGCCAGAACCTGTTGAATATTGTTGAATTTTAAGAGGGCGTCCCATTTGATTTCTCCTTTAAAGAAGTCCCATGCTGGTTCTAGCAGCTACGCGGTGGGTTAATCCCGCATAAAACGCAAAGTGCGTTGTTTGAATATGTATTTAGCAAAGTTTTCCAATAAGCTCTGTACACAGTAAATATCACATGGATACAGAACTTTTAATAGCACAAGGCAACACTCACAGAGAGAATCGTCAACCTAGTTTAGCGTTGGCTTGTTATGCACAGGCATTTGTACAAGACTCCGACAGCGTGTCAGCCTGGAATAATTACGGCAATGTTATACGAGAAATGGGACACCCCGACAGGGCAATACCATTTTTAGAACATGCCATAAGAATTGATCCTGGTCACGAAACTGCCAAGTTTAATCTTGCAGTAAGTCTATTGTTAATGGGCAATTACGAAAAGGGCTGGGCAGCTTATGAAGAGAGATGGAACTTTGAGCATCTCAAAGGTGCCTTACCAAGCTTTACGTCACCTCGATGGGCAGGTGAGAATCTCAAAGATAAAACTATTTTAATCATTGGCGAGCAAGGCATTGGCGATACTATACAGTTTTCTAGATTTGTAGATATATTGTATGAGCAAGGTGCAAAAGTAATTCTTGCAGTTGCATCATCTATAGTATCGTTATTTGATAATAATAAATCTATCTATAAAACTATTCCGCTTGATTCTAAAATTGTTGATTTTGATTACTGGACACCAATAATGAGTATTCCAGGAATGCTCAACATGACACTTAAAAATTTATATAGTCCGTTAAATTACATAAGTCCTGATCCCAACATTACTGCCCAATGGATGACACGGCTAGGATTTAGACGTAAATTACGAGTGGGGTTCAGTTGGTCGGGACGCAGAGATACTTGGATCAACCAACACAAATCTGTGCCTTTTAATGTAATAGCAGAAATGATTGCTCGCAATCCCCAGTATGAATGGGTTAATTTACAAGTAGATGCATCAGAGGAAGAGTCAAAAAAGCTAGCTGATATTGGATGTGCTACTTACCCAGGCACTATTGCATGCTTGGCCGATTCTGCTGCACTGATTTATTGCATGGATGTAGTTGTATCAGTAGATACTGCTGTGAGCCACTTATCTGCAGCTTTAGGAAAACCCACATGGGTAATGCTTAATCAGTTTGCACTTGACTGGAGATGGCTGTTAGATCGTAATGATAGTCCGTGGTATCCTACTGCTAGACTATTTAGACAACCAGAAATGGATGACTGGAACTCAGTTATTAAACAGATTGAGCGGCACCTGGGCTTGTTTAAGATTTAGTCTATTTGCCAACTCATTGTGTAAGTATAGTTCCACGAAGGACGGGTAACTGTATTACTTTGAAACTCGCCATTTGAGTTAGAAGTTGTGGCTTCTTCGGTGACTCTTACATAAAATACATGATCGCTAAATGAATCTCTTGCACCGCCTTCCACAGAACTACCTTGTATAACGTATGCTGTGTTTGGACTAGTGTAAGTTAACAGATCAGGATCCATACTGCGACCGCCTTGATCTGTTTCAGTTGTACCTATATACTGAACATTAAAACTATTATAACTGTTTGAATTTTGCTGTCTGTATACTTGCCACTTTCCCACTAATTGTATTCTGCAACGATCAGGTCCGTATGTAATTGAAGTTTCAGGATCTGTGTAACTTTGTAACGTATTTCCAATCACAGGAATAGTCCAATTTTCTGCTGTTAGATTAAGCAGGCCGCCCGACTGTGGATGTACTGGTGGACTGTATGGGCCGTAGTCAGTTGCATAACTACCGCTAGGTTGTGTGGGCCAATTTAATGCTAGTCCAAAAGTTGCACCATCGTTATACCCTTGTAGGCTAAAAGTCCAACGGCCTTGATAGATAACTTCCAAGCCGCTACTTGCGTTTAATTCTGCTGAACCAGAGTATCCAGAGGGTGTAATAAATGTAGGCATGCTTTATTTATAGAGAACAAAAAGCCCCTTGCGGGGCTTTTTTATTACATCGAAAAGCGTTTAATATCTGCTTTAAGCTGTTCTATAGGATCAATGCCTTCTGCCACACCTTGCTCGAAAAAGGGTCCGCTGCCTCCTGCGTCATCGTCTGTATGCCAAACAACATTACCCTGTGGATCAGCAACTTCTGCTGTGGCCAATGAATATTGTGGATAATTTTCTAACCAATCTTCTGCCCATAAAATAGCGTCATCTTCTCTCTTGAACTTTTTAGTTTTAGTTCGTGAACGTGGGCGTTCGCCTGTATTAATAGTCGCAGTAAATGGACCGTATAATCCAGCCGCCTCCGCCACAGCAGCACGGCTTTCGTTTAACTGTTTTTTAACTGGACCAGAAGCAGCATCAGCAAAGTGGTCCATTAGACGACGTAAGTCGTTTGCAGTGTGATCGGGTACTAGTACAGGTTTGATTGACATTGGGATAATCCTTGGTTCGTTTGTTTTATTTATGTTGGATCACGGTGTTTGCATTTGTCGCCGTGGAATCTCGCATATCCGTTTACAGCTATCAACTGATTACAATGCGGACACAGTTTCTTCTCACGTTTGCTGCCACGGATAGCATCAGCTTTCTTTTGTACGGTTTCAGCTGACTGCGTACGACCAATGGCTTTTTCTCTTATTTTTTGTCGGGTAGATTCTAAAACTTCTACGCCGTACCTATTGTTATTCTCGCCTTGCTTTGACTTGGACATCTTTGCTCGCCATTCGTTGGAGAACGTTTTTCTCTTGCGTCCAGTTTGTGCGGCTATTTGTTTTGCTATTTGTTCTACTGTTAGCTTTTTTCCTGTATTTTTTTGACTTATTGCTGCTCGTGCCTCTGGTGTGTGCGTCTTTCCGTAGAATCCATTACGTTTACCACGAGACATTTCTGAGGCTATAATTGAATATTCTCTTTTGATAGTTTCATATACCCTAGCAGTAATTTTTGTATTATAACGTTCTTGACCGTGTTTTTCTGCTTTCATCATTCTTAAAGCATACACCATTTTTGCTCTTGCTTCGCCTTGATTCATTTTAACTAATAGCCAATGGCATACAAAGTGCTCACGGGCAGTTAAGCTAACTAGATTATCTGCATCGTCGGATCCACCAAGACTACGCGGCATTACATGATGGCGTTCAACGTAGCCTTCGATAGTTCTGCTACGTGCTCGATCTGTTATATTTTGGTACCAAGTTTTATATTTGTTCATAATAGTATTTATGTTTATCAACTCATTATAGCGTATTTTGAAAGTAAGGTCAACAAAAAACCTGCCGAAGCAGGTTTTTTGGTAATACGTAACTAATCGATCAACTAAACGAAAGGTTTTGTACAGCAATTTCCCCTAAGTAGTCGCCGGCATTACCGAACGAAGACGCAGTATTAGTGAGTTCTATATATCCGTAACGAGTCATAAACGAAACTACTGGTTCAAATGTTGTTGGATCAAGAACAACACCGCTTGACATCAAAGGAATGTATGGGCAGTAGAACGCAGCAGCGTCAGCTTCTGAAGCACCTTTATAACCAACTAGAACTGGTGTTGTGTCGCTAGCATAGCTGTCGACGAAAACACGCATAGCACCGTTCAATGTACCAACAAACTTAGTGTTTGTAGGAGCTTCGAAAGTACCTTCTGTTGTACGTGCAAATGCACTTGTTGTTGCTGACTGTAGAACAGTCAATGCAGCCGAACTAACAACAGCCCAGTTACCGGCACCACGACGTGTGCGTTGTGCAATCAGGTTAGCAACACGGTTAATTAGAACAGCTAAAGCAGCATGTTCGTCACCAACAAATGTAGCAGTACCAGAAACAGTAGCTTGGTTGTATGTAAATTCAGTTGTAGCCAAACTACGTAGGCTCAACAGGATTTCTTGGTCAATTTCAGCAGTAATTTCTTGTGCCAAAGCTGCCATAATTTCTGCTTCAACGTCAATGCCATGCATGGCTTGTGCGTCTTGAGCAGCTTCAAATGTCCAACGAGCTTGTAGCTTACGTGTCTTAGCTTCAACAGCTTGCTTTAGAATTTGAACAGAGATCTGACGACCGCCGTTACCTTCCATAGTTGCTGTTGGGCTACCTGCGTAACCTTGAGCTGCTGTTTGTGTTGTTGCAGCATTGTTTGTACCTTGTGGGCCAGCCGAATAAGCAACAGCGATCTTGAATGGTGACAGTGCTTCTTCACCAGCTACAACTGAAGTTGCGGCTGCTGTTTGGTCTGTCATTGTGCTTGCGTAACGTACACGCAATGTATGGATCTGACCAACTGGACCAGTCATAGGCTGAACACCGACCAACTCGTTAGCGATAACTGTTGGCATTACACGACGGATAACAGGCAGAATAACACGGTTTAGTGTAGCGATGTTGCCGCTAACTGTTGAACCATTGCTACCGTTTTCCTTCAAGTACTTACGAGTGTTTTCTAAGATAACGCTCATTGTGTTGCGACGTGGGCCTTTCAGACCTTCCATAAGGGCTTCTTTGGTTTCGTCCCAACGGCCTTCTAATAGTGCTTGTGACATTTAAGTCTCCTTTATTTAAAGACCTGCCAGGCGCTTGATATCGATCACGTTGGAACGGTCTTCTTCTGCGGCCTTGACGGTTTTATCACCAGTTACTGAACGAACACTCTCTGAGACCATTTTACGTGTCTTAGGTTGTGAATCATTTAGTACTGCTGGTAGATACTTCTCAAAAGCGTTTTTCAGACGTGAAGTCTGGACGCTTTCCAATAGATTTTGCATAACTTCACGCTTCTCTTCGTTAAGAGGAGAAAGCAATTCTTCCATTGTGCTTTGACGCAAATTGGATTCTTTAATTACGCGAATCTCTCTTTCCTTACCTTCGACGATTCTGTTTTTAGATTCGACGATTTTCTTTGCTTCAGCTAACTGATTGTTTTTTGTAGCAAGTGCAGCACTTAGTTTGCGAATTTCTTCATTCTCATTGAGATATGTAGAACCAAACTCTGCAGCGTATGCTTCAAAAATCTTACGACCAAAGTTATTCTCACGAGCAACTTTAATGTCTTCGTGCAACTGATTCATTTCGGCTTTAAGATGTGTAGAAACAGCACGACCCAACTTACTAGCAGATTCTTTTACAAACTTGCTCTTTAGGGCTTCAAGCTTACCACGTGCTTCGCGAACCAGGCGTACCTTGGTTTCGACAAGCTCACGCTTGTCTTGTGCGAATTCCATGATTTCTTGTGCTAAGGCTTCAACAACAAATTGTTCTAGTTTTTCTAGACCTTCGTTGTGAGTCTTACGGTCTTTACGCAGTTCGCCAATTTCTTCCGCAAGTTTAGAAACCATAAAGTCGTTAAACTTTACAGAGCTTTCTGTCATCTTGCGTTTAAATTGAACGCGGTCTTCAGCTAGTTGACGCTTTTCAGCAGCAATGCCTTCAACTTCTGCACTCAGTCCTTCTGTTACCATACGATCCAGGGCTTCAACCATAACTGTCTTGTCGTGCTCATAGCGTTGTGCAAACTCTTCGCGGAGTTCTGCACGTAACTCTTCACGGGCTTCTGTTAGTTTTGATTCCCAAGCTTCGTTGAGTTCTTGACCAACATCTTCGTTAATTAGTCCGCTATCTAGCAGTGGTTTAATAGCATCAAACATCTATTTCTCCTAGATTTTGAGATCTTTGATAAGGCGTTTTACTTCCTCTTTCAAATATCTCTGTACTTTATTACCCTGACCAGCTTCCCTTGCCATTTCAAAAACTTGATGACCATTTCTCATGTTCATTAAGCCTTCATAAATTGCTTTAGGATATGCATTTGGTGCACTGGGTTGGGCAACTACATCCACAGTGACTATTTCAAAGTCACTGACATGTCCATTTGCGTCGTTAACGTTTCCGCTACCTCGGCTCGAAACTCCTAATTTTACACCACTTTCAAGCATAGTTTTAACTAGCTGACCCATTGGTGTCGGGAGAATTTTTAGTTTACCAAAACCGTTAGGGCCATCCATCCACATTTCTGTGATCATATGGCTAACGCGGTCTAGATTAACTTTAAGGTCATCTGGGTGATCAACTTCACCTAGAACTGAATATCCGCCTGTGATTTGTTCGTTCAGTTGTGCAACTGCTTTCTCAATTTCATGTACTGGATATACACGCTCGTTAGCATTTTTAACACCGCCTTGGATGCAAATGCCTTTCATGTAAAGGTTCTTACCTTCTTCGCTGCCTTCTACAATAATGCGAGCAGCGTCGAAAGTAAGATTTTCACGTAGGTAAAGAGCCATTTACCGGGTTACCTTATTGAATCACAGATTTTGTATTAACGCCCGATGCTTGGCCTAGATTAGGCTTTTTAGCAGGAGTAGGTTTCTGTGTTGATTGAGCTGGAGTATTACCAACTTTACCAATCATTTCTTTTGTAGTATTTTTGTAAGCAGCTGAGTCGTGATGGCCGCCATCGCTAGTACCT